CCTTTATCAAATGCCTAAACGTCCGCCCGTTCACATACCGCCCGGTTCTCAGACGAAAGAACAAAGAAGAAAAGATTATGATCGCTATCGATCAGGCACAGAAGAACGAAAGCTCTATAGTTATCGTTGGAGCCAGTACAGCAAAGATTTTCTACGGCGCCACCCTTTATGCGTTACCTGCCAATCAGAAGGGAAGACCGAAGCTGCGCGTGAAGTCGATCACATCGTCCCGCACAAAGGCGACAGGCATTTGTTTTGGGATTTAAACAATCATCAGGCGCTGTGTAAGTCTTGTCACTCGCGTAAAACGGCAACGGAAGACAGTAACTTTGCCCGCCGGAAAAATTCGTGAGATCGCGCCGTAAACGCTCGGCGTTTGCGGGTCCCACGCACTTTTCTTTGCTCAAGGGAGGGGGGAGTCAAATCTCTACAGCCTTTCCAACCCAAAACCGCCGCCCAGTGCTGTGTGTGTGAGAACGAAAATCGCAAAAAAAAGTTCTACAAAAAGTACGGAAAACTGCGGCTTACAGAGGGGGCTTTCAGGACTTTCCTGAAAAATATTGCAATCAGAATCACTTACAATGGCCAGAACAGGAAGACCAAGAAAACCAAAAGAGCTTAAAGTCGTTCAGGGCAAGTTCGGCAAAAGCGACCAGGACGGTAAAAAAAAGGGGCAGGCAAGCCTTGCTCCCGATGCGCCGGATAAGCCGGACAGCCTTGATGACATAGAAAGCCAGATCTGGGATAACCTGATCGCGGTTCTAAACAATATCGGGACCCTTCAAAAGTGTGACGCAGGTTCTCTTGAAAGCTACTGCACCGTATATGCCAGCATGATCCGTCATAAAAACGCATTGGTGAAATTCAGAAAAGAAAATGACGGGTGTGATTTTTACACGACCGAAGGCAAGCACGGTCTTGTTTACAAGATCCATCCGGCCGTTGGCGCTATCGAGCGGGCCACAAAGATCATAAAAGCTCTGGCTGAAGAGTTCGGCATGACGCCCGCAAGCCGAAAAGGAATGGGATACGACCCCAAGCAACTCATGCTTCCCGGTCTGACCGGCCAGAAAGAAACGCAATTCGATCCAACCAAGGGAATGATTGATTAGAACCGGAACCTGTAAATGAGCTTTAAGCTGGACAAGCGTAAAAAATGTCCGGTCAGAAAATATGCCGAAGATGTTATTAGCGGCAAAATCGTTGCCGGAAAGTATGTCAAACTTGCCTGCCAAAGGCATCTTGACGATTTGAAGAATGCGCATAAGCGCGGGTTTTATTTCGACAGAGAAGAATCCGAAAAAGCAATTTATTTCTTTGATCTTCTTCGGCATACCAAAGGTGAATGGGCCGGTCTTCAGATCCAGCTGAGTTCATGGCAGAAATTCATTATCGGGTCTGTATTTGGATGGCGATACAAACAAACCGGCCTTCGCCGGTTTAAAAAAATCATTGATCTGATTGGCCGTAAAAACGGAAAGTCAACTATTGCCGGCGGCCTAGCTTTAAAGCTTATGGCTTCCGACGGCGAACCCGGTGCTGAAGTTTATACGGTGGCAACCAAGCGCGATCAGGCAAAGATCGTTTTTGATGAAGCTCGTAATATGATCCGGGCTTTACCGGCGCATTACGAACTGCGTCAAGTAACACGCGTGTGGCAAAATCTTTTGCAGGTTGAGCGCACAGCTTCAAAGATTATGCCGTTATCTTCAGACGATAAAACGGCCGACGGCTTGAACCCGTCCGGCGCGATTATCGATGAGCTTCATGCCCATAAATCGAGGGCCATGCTGGATGTTATCGATACCGGTATGGGTGCCCGCCGGCAGCCGATCACGTTTATTATTTCAACAGCCGGTTTTGACAAGAAATCGCCCTGTTATGAAGAGCGCGATTATGCGATCAAAGTCCTGGAAGGCGTCGTTGAAGATGACAGCCTGTTTGCTTATATCGCGGAAATTGATGATGGTGATGATCCGTTTGATGAAAGCGTCTGGATTAAGGCCAATCCGAATCTGGGGATTTCTCCAAAGCTGGATTATCTGAAGCAGCAAGCCAAAAAGGCCAAAGAGATCCCGTCCTTTTATAACGAATTCATGACCAAGCACATGAATTTATGGACGGATACTGAAACCCGATGGCTTCCTCTGGATAAATGGGATGCCTGTAACGGTCCTGTCGATCTGAAAGAATTAAGTGTCAGACCATGTTACGGCGGCCTGGACCTGTCAAGCACGACAGACCTTTCCGCTTATGTGAAGGTCTGGCCGCCTTATGAAGACGATCCGATGTGGCGCTGCGCTGCAAAGTTCTGGCTGCCTTCGGAAGGTCTACAGGACCGTATCCGTAAAGACCGCGTCCCATATGATGTTTGGGCCCGGGAAGGATATATTACCCTGACAGAGGGTGATGTCATCGATCACAATTTTATCCAGGCCGAACTGGAATATGACTGGGAAAATTACGAGATCATGGATAACGGGTATGACCCGTATAACGCCACGATGCTTGTAACACGCCTGGTTGATGAAGGCGTCAATATGGTCGCTTTCAGGCAGGGTTTTCTTTCTATGAGTCCGGCCGTTAAACAACTTGAAAAAATCATCCTGTCCGGAGAACTGGCCCATGGCGGTAATCCGGTTCTACGATGGATGCTCAGCAATACAGTTCTGAAAATGGATCCTGCCGGCAACGTCAAACCGGACAAGGAAAAATCAGCACAACGTATTGACGGGATTGTCGCTCTGGTCATGGCGGTTGGCCGGGCAAGCGCGTCATCAGGTCCTTTTAAATCCGTTTATGAAACACGGGGAATTCTATCTTTATGAGTCTGACCAAACTTCGAACCTATCTTTTAAGTGCCAGATTTTTTAGTGATCTCGGCAATATCTTTTACGACGTTCTGTTCATTACAGGTGCCGGGGTTCTTTCCTACGGGCTTTACATGATTTCGCCGCCTTACGGCTTTATTGCCGCCGGTATCATATTTATGGCGATGACACTTGCCAGATACATTTTCCGCGCAGGACCTTAATGCTTTTAAACAATATTTTTAAAGAACGCCGAAGCGCAGTGGTCAACCCGACGCATCCGCGGGATGAAGGACTGATCAAGCTGTTCGGCTTAAACAATTACACATCTTCCGGGATGTTCGTTTCTCCGGACAGTGCCTGGCGCATTGCGGCCGCCGCAGCGGCCATCAAGGTCATAGCCGAAACACTGGCCAATCTGCCTTTATTCGTTTACCGCAAAACTTCTGATGGCGGTAAAGAACAGGCTAGTGAACATCCTTTATACGACCTGCTTCATAGCGATCCAAACAGGGCGGACACATCCTATGACTGGAGATTGTTTACGCAATCCAGCATTCTGACGCACGGCAATGCCCTGAATGAAATTCTTTACACTCAAGGCGGCGCGGTTGGTGAAATCATGCCGCTTATGTATGATGAAGTCCGCGTTTTCTGGGCCAATGATAAACGCCGGGCCTATGAAGTTTATAGCCGGGGAAACAGTAACCGGATCCTGCTTCAGGATGAAGTCTTTCATGTGATGGGTCCGTCAAAAGACAGGCTCACCGGGATGAGCCCGATCCGTGAATGCATGGAATCTTTTGGCCTGTCCATGGCCGCCGAAAAATTCGGATCCAGATTTTTTACCAATGACGCCCGCCCCAGTGTGGTTTTAAAACATCCTCAACCATTAGGACCGGAAGCTGTTAAAAACATTTCAGATTCCTGGGAAGAACGGTTTAAAGGTGTTGAACGCTCTCACCGTCCGGCCGTGCTTGAAGAAGGCATGGAAATCCAGACTATCGGCATCCCGCCTGAAGAAGCCCAGTTTCTGGAAACCAGGAAATTTCAGCGCAGTGAGATCGCCAGTATCTTCCGGGTCCCGCCACATATGATCGGAGATCTGGAGAAAGCGACATTCAGCAATATTGAACAACAGTCTCTGGAATTTGTCATTTATACCATGGGTCCCTGGCTGGTAGCCTGGGAACAGAAGTTCAGAAAATCTCTTCTGACACCGAAAGAACGGCTTCAGTACAATGTAGAATTTAAAGTTGACGGTCTTCTGCGCGGCGATATTCAGGCCAGATACAATGCCTATGCCCAGGCCAGACAATGGGGATGGCTGTCTGTCAACGATATCCGCAAGCTTGAAAATCAGAACAAGATCGAAAATGGAGATGTCTATCTCCAGCCCCTTAATATGGGTCCGGCAGGTGCTTTGCCAAATCCGCCGGACAATCCAGATCCTCAAGGAGATAATTAATGGAAAAAGAAATCAGGTCATTTGCCCTGCAGGATGTTCATATTGAAGACCGTGAAGGACAGAATATGCCGGTCATCTTCGGACATGCTGCCGTTTTTAATTCATTATCTGAAAATCTTGGCGGTTTCCGGGAACGTATCCGGACCGGCGCTTTTCGTGAAGCCATTGATCAGGATGATATCCGCGCGCTGTTCAATCATAATCCCGACTATATTCTTGGCCGTAACCGTTCCGGCACTCTGAAATTGTCAGAAGATGAACGCGGCCTGGCTATAGAAATCGACCCGCCTGATACAAATGTCGCACGGGATCTTATCGCTTCTATGAAGCGCGGAGATGTCACCCAGATGAGTTTCGGTTTTTCAGTCAAACCTGACGGTCAGGAATGGGCTGAAGACGATGACGGCATGATCATCAGAACGCTGACGAATGTCAGATTGTTCGATGTTTCTCCCGTTACTTATCCGGCCTATCCGGAGACCGACGTTGCCGTCCGCTCCCTTCAGGGCTGGCGCAAGGAACTCGAACAATCCAGAGCTATTCCTCTGAGTTTGTTTGAGAAATACCAGGTACTCAGCGAAAGCTGATCTGACCTACACATACCGGCGGCCGCCGGATTTTTTAACTTCAAAATTAATTAAAAGGAGCCTTTTAAAATGAACGCACGTATTCGTGAGCTGCGCGATGAGCGCCAGAAAGCTGTCGAGGAATCCCGGAAGATTCTGGATACAGCCAAAGAAGAAAAACGCGATCTCAATGACGAGGAAAACCAGAAATGGGATAGCTTGATGACGCGTCAACAAAATCTTGCCGACCAGATCAAACGCGAAGAACGCCAGATTGAGCTGGACCGGGAATTTGCCGAACATGAAGCCCGCGCCAAGGATAATGAGCGTGAACGCGAAAAGGGTAAACCCCAATCCAAAGAAGATCTTCAGATGGAAGGGTTTCGCCACTGGCTGGCCACAGGCCAGTTCCGTAATGATGATGCCGGTCAGGAATTCCGGGCTCTGTCTGCGGAAACCGATACGGAAGGCGGATTTACCGTGCCGGAACAGTTTTCCAACAGCCTGATTAAATCCATTGATGATCTGACTTTTATTCGTCAGCGGGCCACAACCATTTCTTTAACCAGTGGTGACAGTATCGGGGTTCCGACTCTGGACGCCGATCCTGCAGACGCAGACTGGACGTCTGAGCTTGGCACCGGGTCCGAAGACAGCGATATGAAGTTCGGCAAACGGGAAATGAAACCCTATCCTCTGGCCAAGCGCATCAAAGTCTCCAGAAAACTGCTTCGGGTTTCCGCCCTGGGCATGGAGCAACTGATCCGTGACCGACTGGCTTACAAATTCGGTATCACACATGAAAAAGCCTTCCTGACAGGCCACGGCAATAATCAACCTCTGGGTCTGTTTACAGCCAGTAATGACGGCATTCCGACAAGCCGGGACGTCTCGAGTGGAAACGAAACCACCAACATTACTTTCGATGGTCTGGCCGAAACAAAATACAGCCTGAAAGCGGCTTACAGAAACCGCGCCGAATGGCTGTTTCACCGGGATGCCGTGAAAAAGGCCGCCAAACTTAAGGACGGCGAAGGCCAGTATTTGTGGCAACCGTCCAAGTCTGCAGATGAACCAGACTTGCTTTTGGGCCGTCCGCTTCTGGAAAGCGAATATGTGCCGAACACCTTCACAACCGGCCAGTATGTCGGTCTGTTTGGCGATCTCAGTTATTACTGGATTGCAGACAGTCTGATGATGGATATGCAAAGACTGGTTGAGCTTTATTCTGAAACCAACCAGATCGGCTTTATCGGCCGCCTGGAATCAGACGGTGCGCCGGTTCTTGCAGAGGCTTTTGCCCGGATCAAGCTGGCTTAACGATTTTTATCCGGCCGCAATAAGCGGCCGGTTCCATTTCACAGAATTCAGGAAAGGAATTTAAAATGCATAATCTTTCTCAACATGTCGATGTACGGGAAATCGGTGCGCCAGTCGGCGCCGGTTCTTCCATTGATAATAACAGCGACCGGATCGATATGTCCGGATATGACGGCGCCCTGTTTATTGCTACTGTCACAGACAGTGTCGCAAACGGCGTAGCCACCCTGACAATCGAACAGAATGACAGCGATAGCGACAGCGGGATGAGCGCCCTGTCCGGCGCCGTGGCAACGGTCACCTCGGAAGAAAACGATGATCTAAATAATGGAATCATGATTTTGGATATTCATCGTCCTAAAAAACGCTACATACAAGCAGTAAGAACATCATCAACACAAAATATTGCTTACGGAAATTTGATAGTTGTTCTCTATAAAGGCAAAAAAATGCCACCTTCAAATCACAGTTCTGTTCTTGCATCTACGACAGTAGTCAGCCCGGATGAATCCTAACCCCCACAATATCCCGGCTTGATGCCGGGATATTTTTTCGCACAAGGAGATTTTAAATGTCAGAAGCGAATACCAAAATCTATAAAGAACAAGGCGGCGATACCATGGCGATTAAGGCCGCGGACGGGGCTGTCATCAAGGGCCAGGCATCCGCAGGCGGAACACCGGCGCAGGCGGCGGCAATCAGCGATATTACGGTCACCGGCAACTATGGAGATGATGACAGTAATATTGAAACGGCCGTTAACGAGATTCTTGCCGCGTTACGAAATGTCGGCATCGTCGCGTCCAGTTAAGGAGATTTATTATGAAAGTTAAACTAAACAACATTTATGCCGGCGCAAAAGGAACGTTTGTGGCCGGAGAGACCATCGAGGTTGACGATGCGGAAGGCCGTCAACTGATTGACGGCGGCTATGCCGAGTTCATTGAAGAGCCAAAGGCCGCGCCGAAGAAGGCAAAGACCGCGCCGAAGAAAGAAACGGCAACCGCCGGTCCGGAAGAAACCGCCATGCAGGACCCGGCAAAAGAAGATAACAGGCAAAAACCAGACAATCAAAAAAAGTAAAATGTCGGATCTCTGGTCTGTTCCGCCCCTGTTTGAGGGGCGGACAGTGGCCCTGATTGCAACAGGTCCCAGTTTAAAACAGTCAGATGTCGATCTGATCCGGTCTGCAGGTCTGCCTGCGGTTGCTATCAATAACGGATTTGAATATGCACCCTGGGCCGACATGCTCTATGCCTGCGATAATATATGGTGGGATACTTACTGGATGGACGGCGTTCTGGGCGGACCCGGCGCAAGAGATTTTAAAGGTATAAAAGTTGGTATGGCGCATGGCCGGGATTCATATGGCCGTCATCTTCAAATCGGGGCCTTGCCATGCCCGGATATTCTGAAATTAGGCTTTGGTGGGGATTTTGGTTATGATCCAAGGCCTGACTATGTCTGCGGCAATAAAAACAGCGGCTGCATGGGGGCACAGATTATCGCCAAAGCCCGTGCCAAAACCATTTTACTGCTTGGGTGTGACTGCAAAGCCGGACCTGGCGAAAAGCTTCACTGCTTTGGCGATCACCCTTTCAGGGTCGGCCGCAACCCGCCGCCCTTTGATGATTTTGTCCGGGGATGGAACGAACTGGCCGAAGACCTTTTTGAGATGGGCATCCGGGTCATAAACTGTTCACCGGACAGTGCCGTAACCTGTTTTCCTGTCATGTCAGTCAGCCAGGCCCTGAAAGAAATTGATGGCGGATCCCAATAACGTTGTCCTGCATGAGCACAGACTGTGCTATATGGCAGTTCCCAAAGCGGCATCGACATCGATCAAAAAGCGGCTGGCGGACTGCACCGGGGTCAAGAGAACCAGTAATCTCAAACATGTTTGTAAAGAAGATGTTGCCAGATACACAGCTAAAAACAACTATCTGAGTTTTACAATTATCCGTCATCCTTTCACCCGGCTTGTTTCCGGGTGGATGAACAAGTTTCAAAATGAGGTGGATCCGCCGCCGGATAAAAAATACAGACCTTACGGCTTTTATCCGTTTATGCCTTTTGATGAATATGCCGGCATAATATGTGATACACCGGACCATCACATGGATGTTCATTTTCGGTCTCAGTCCTATGATCTGACGAATGACCGGCGGCCGGTTCCGATGATTATCGGCCGTTTTGAACGGATGGAAAAAGACTGGCGCTATATCAGAACCCGTCTTGTCCAACACAGCCGCTTCGATCCTGGAGAAATTTATCACTACAGGCCATCCAGGGCACAAAGTGTGGTCCAGGATGTGTTGACAAAAGGTATCATTAAAAAACTGGAAGAACGTTTTCGCAATGATTTTGAAATCTTCGGATACAAGCCTGATAAGTTCTGATTATCAGAATGTGCTCCGGCAAAAACATAAACAGGATCCGGAGTGGGGGCCGGGCGGAATTATCTGGATCGGACTGATCGTTTTTCTGGCCCGTGAAATAAATGCAAAAAGCATTATCGATTACGGCTGCGGAAAAGGCGGTAATATTGAGCCTTTGTCAAAGGCCGGGTTTAAGGTGCAGGGATATGATCCGGGTGTAGACAGTTTCAGTTCAAGGCCATCCAGAGCGGAATTAACGGTCTGTCTCGATGTCCTGGAGCATGTTGAGCCTGATAAAATAGAAAATGTTCTGGCAGATATAAAATCTTTGTCCGATATATCACTATTTGTTATCTCAATGCGCCGGGCAAAGCATAGACTGCCGAACGGGGAGAATGCCCATTTATTAATCCAGAGTCGCGAATGGTGGAGCGAGGCTCTGTCAAGGCACTGGGATAATCAGAAAATCATGTCCGGCCGGCAGGACAGCGAACTTCTGGTGTTGTGCTGGTGAGCCGCTATTTTATCCTGGCTTCCGGGCCGTCACTGGATGGATTTGATTATACACGCCTGGCCGGTAAAAACGTTATTGCAATCAATGATGCCGCCTTTTACCAGTTTGCGGCCGCTCCTATTCTTATCAGCACGGATCCACACTGGTGGCAAAGCGTGGCGCGCGGAGACAGGAAGCTTACGCAATGGAAAGGTGATACGCTGATCTGCACCGAACAGGATGCAGCGGCCGGCATCTATGATCCGCGTATGATCCGGAAAAACAGAAAACGTATATTTGGACTAAGCGACGATCCGGCCGTTCTGCATGGTATATTTACAGGGGTTCATGCCGCAATTAATGAAGCAGTTCACCGGCGGGCAACAGAAATTGTACTACTGGGCGTAGATCTAAAATGTGGTGATGAAGGCGAGCGTAAATATACCTATGGCGGATCCACGACCTGCAGAACACCAAGACAATTTAAGAACATGATCCGCGCCCTTGAAAGTTGCGCGCCTGTCTTAAAGAAAAAAAAGATTAATGTTATCAATGCCAGCCCTGACAGCGCCCTGACCTGCTGGCGCAGATATTCAAGCGATCAGGTGATATATGAATAAGCTGCAAATGGGCTGCATGTACTGGCAGGCCAATCCGCGTTTTGTGAGCAATAAACACAAGCCTGAACATGTTAATATTTTAAAAAACAGTGTCCGCCGAAATCTTCGAATTCCGCACGATTTCTTTTGCATTACCGATACGCCGGACGGCCTGGATGATGACATCCGGATCATTCCGTTATGGAACGATCTGGCCGAACAAGGCTATTGCATGCGCAGACTGAGAGCTTTTTCAGAAGAGATGAAAGAGGTTATCGGGCCCCGCTTCGCCTGGCTGGATCTGGACGTGGTTATTGTTGACGATATAACGCCGATATTCGATACAGATGCCGATTTCAAAATCAGCGGGGTTGAGCTGAGGGAGCAACCTTATAACGGATCCATCGTGTTAATGGATGCCGGTGCCAGGGCTCAGGTTTACCATGACTTTGATCGGGATTTTTATGAAAGGGTCAAGGCGGAAAAGAATTACGGCGGTTCGGACCAGGCCTGGTATGCCGTCTGCCTGGGAGAGCGTGAACAAACCTGGCAGAAGGTCGACGGCATTTACAATTACCGTGAACATATTGCCCCTGCGCCGCCTCTGGGCACCGGCGGCGGATTGCCAAAAAACGCGCGCATTGTGGTTTTTAACGGGAGATTTTCCCCTGAATGGAAAGATATCCAGGAGAAAAGCCCCTGGATCAAGGAACACTGGAGATAAATTATGACAGACGCATATGACAGTCATTCGATGCCCATAGACGGGCCGATTGAAAAAACATTTTCCATTACGCCGGGCGGAGATGATCTGACCCAGGTCATAAGGGGTCTTTATGTAGGCACTTCAGGCCATGTTGTTCTTGTTGATCTGAACGATAATGAAATTGAGCTAAAAAACCTTGCCGCCGGCGTATGGCATCCTATCCGATGCAAAAAAGTTTTGGCGACGGCAACTGCTCTTGGGTCACCGGCACCCACAACCACGGCATTAAACATCGTTGGCGGTTACTAAAATCAGATGACTTTAAGTGTTGTCACAGAGGCTGCAGCCGAGGTTTTAACACAGGCTGAAGCCAAAGATCATCTGCGTGAAACCGGCAATGCCGAAGATACGTTTATTGACGGTCTGATCAAGGCCGCGACACGTTATGCCGAGAATTATACAGGGTCTGTCTTTGTTACCCGGACACTGAAATGGACAATCGATGATTTTCCGAGAAATTCGGAAACGGCCCTCATTTTGCCAAGCGGTCCGGTAGAGTCGATTACGAGTATTGTCTATACAGATACGGACGGGATCAGCCAGACCTGGGACTCAGGGAAGTACCTTCTGGACAAGAATTTCTACCGGCCCCGGATCATGCCGGCTTATAACGAAAGCTGGCCGTCCGATGTCCGGGATCAGATGAACGCTGTCGAGATTACATTCTCTGCCGGTTACGATACTGACGGTGATGATCTTCCGGAAGATATCAAACATGCGATTAAACTGATTATCGGTCACTGGTACGAAAACCGGCAGGCCGTTGTCATGGGATCGAATCTGCAACAGGTCCCCATGGCGGCGACAAGTCTTCTGGAACCTTATAAAAGATACGGATTTTAATTATGAATTTTGGTCGTTTGGACCGGCGGATTTCATTGCAGTCCCAGGCGGTCAGCGTTTCCGGCAATGGGGAGCGAACAGCCGGTGCGTGGACGTCCTATGCCACAAATGTTCCGGCAGAGGAACGTCAGCAATCTGCCAGAGAAATCATGGCGTCTGGAACCGAACAGGCCCAGATAACCATGGCTTTTATTATCCGTTACCGTGAAGATGTCACCACCCGCCACCGCGCCGTTTATAACGGCGATATATACGATATTGAGGCGGTCCGTGAAATCGGTCGCCGCGAGGGCCTTGAATTACAATGTACGCGGCATCGGGGCTAAAACATGGCCGGTCTTGACGTCGCACTGTACAGCATTCTGTCCCAGGATGCCACGACCGGTCCCCTGGTTGCCGATTCCGGATCGCCGGCCACCTACAGGATTTTTCCGGTTTTTGCAGGCGAAAACCCGACTCTGCCGTGCCTGATATACGGGACCATTTCAGCGGTGCGTGAAGATGAGCTTGAAGGCCCGATGACCTGGGTTCGCGAACGTATACAAATCGACTGCTTTGCAGACAGCTATACCGATTGCAAGACACTGGCCGAGGCCGTGCGAAAAGCTCTGAATGGGTATAGCGGCACTGTTTCCGGCAAGGAAATTTTTTACGCAAGTCTGGATAACCAGCAGGATTTTTATGACGATAAAGCGGTTTTCCGCCGCATCAGTCTTGATTTCATCATCACACATAAAGAGGAGCAATAAAAATGGCACGTATTAAAACACAGGGTACCAAGCTTCAGATTGAAAAAGCCGGAAGCCCGAATGAATTTGCCGATATCGGACAGGTTAGCGGCATTACCGGATTTAGAAGCGGTGAAGCGGTTGAGATTAATGTGACCGATTTTGATTCATCCGCTCAGGAATTTCTCATGGGTCTGAAGGATGAAGGGACATTGAACTTTAATCTGAATTATGATCCGGACGATACTCAGCATGAGTTACTTGAAACGCACCGGACAAACCAGACACTGGCCGATTTTAAAATTCAGCTTGCGGCCGGGACAAACAATTTTTTCAGTTTTTCAGGTTATGTTCAGTCTTTTGCTCTGAATCTTGAAGCTGATGACGCAGTCCGCGGTGAAGTCTCAATCCGGGTCAGCGGCGCCATCACGAAATCCAGTTCCTAACAGGTGAGATATGAGTAAAAAAGAAAAAAACTTTCTCAATGCCAAATCTATTTTAGCGCAAAACGATCTTCAGACCGAAGATGTTGAGGTTCCTGAGTGGGGCGGCTATGTCCGCGTCCGGGAACTGACCCTCTTTGAAAGAAGTAAATTAACAGATTTATACGAACAGGATATTCCTGAATATCAGAAACATCCAAAATGTCTGGTTGCTATATTATCTATGGGCGCTATCAACGAAGATGGGGCACATCTTTTTTCGGAAGAAGAGGCTGAAAATCTAATTAATAAGAACCCCAGGGTTATAGATCGTATCTGTAAAGTCATTTCAAAATTATCAGGTATGACCGGGAAAGAGGATAAGAAGGGAAACTAAAAAGCCGCCCTGAGCGGCTTTTTATGTTTCGGCTGGCTCTGGCTCTGGGCATGACGGTCAGAGAGCTAAAATCCAGACTGACTTACAATGAATTCACAGAGTGGATGGCTTATTACCAACTGGAACCTTTCGGTGAGTTCCGTTCAGATCTGAGAAACGGCGCACTGTGTTCTCTGATTGCCAATATCAAGCGAGATCCGAAAAGACGGTCTTCTCCATATGAGCCAAAGGATTTTATGCCGTTTCTGGATGACCCCGAGCTTGAAGATGAAGGTGATGGTGATCAGCTTGACAGATTATTCAGAAATCTAGGGTTTAAGGTTGAAGAGCAGGAATAATATGCATGCCCAGAGAAACCCAGTTTAAAATTACCGGCGGTCCGGAAATACAAAAAGCTTTAAAAGAGCTTCCAAAAAAATTACAGCGAAGAGCCCTTGTTCATGCTTTCAGGACAGGTGCGAAGATTGTCAAGGATGACGCTGCATTACGGGCATTAAAGGTATCTCCAGACTTCGCGTCCAGCCTCGTGGTTGCAAGACCAAATAAGAAACGCCGGGCCAATAATGAAGTGGTCGTTGTTATAGCACATAAAAGATCACATTCACGTCTTGCCCATATTTTTGAATTTGGGACAGCTAACAGATATCAGAAAAACGGGCGTTTTACAGGTCGCATCATAGCTACACCATATCTCCGCCCCGCTCTTGATGCCAGGTCAAACGAAGCAATTCAGAGCATTGCTTCCATCTTAAAAGAAAATGTTGAAATTATCGCCCGGCAACTATCAGCCGGCCAAAAAGTCAGTTTAAGAAGGTCAAAAAGATAATGGCTTCCATTGGAACCCTTAATTTAAGTTTTGAGACAAATCTTGCCACTCTGATTAATGATATGAACCGCGCTTCGCGCTCTGTTCATAAATCATCCAGCCAGATGTCAAGAAGCCTTAATACGGCCACCAACGCCGTTAAAGGGCTAGTCGCAGGCTTTGTGGGGTTTCATACTGTCCGGAACGCCGTACAGACCATGGCCGCCTTCGAAGAATCTATGAGCGAAGTTCTGGCTGTTACCCGTGCAAGCCAGAAAGAGTTTGATAATTTAAGCGCAAAAGCCAGAGAGTTAGGTGCCTCAACCAGATTTACCGCCACACAGGCATCACAGGGCATGGCATTTCTTGCCCGTGCAGGATTTGAAACAAATGATATTCTCGAGGCCATAGGGCCTAACCTTACTTTGGCGGCGGCTGGAAATCTTGATCTCGCCAGGGCTGCTGACCTGTCATCGAATGTTATGCAGGCCTTTAATGCCCAGGCAAAAGAAACCACACGCTTTGTGGATGTTATGGCCGAAACTGCAGCCAACGCGAATACCGATATTGAACAACTTGGCGATGCTATGAAGCTAGCCGGTCCAGTTGCTTACGCGATGGGCGAAGACGTTGAATCCACGGCTGCAGCTATAGGTGTTTTATCGGATGCTGGGCTTCAGGCCACATTGGCCGGAACGGGTTTAAGAAGAGTTTTATCGGAACTTTCAAATCCATCCGAAGAGCTTGAAAAACTTATGGGCGGCCTGACGCTTGAGGCAAACGGGTTTCAGGCTGTTATGAGACAGCTGGCAAGTCAGGCGATTTCTGGTGGCGAGGCCATGCAGCTATTTGGAGAACGTGGCGGCCCGGCCTTTCTGGTGTTGCAGGACGGCGTTGAAAAAATGGCTGACTTGACAGAAAAGTTGAGAGAAGCCGAAGGCGCCGCCGCCGAAATGGCCAAAACCATGAATGATAATGTGTCCGGCGCTTTTCGTGAATTAAAAAGCGCGGTTGATGAACTGGTATTATCCATGGGGGATAGCGCTTTAGGCGGCAGTATAGAAGAACTTACACGGGGATTTACTGAAAATATTCGCTTTGCCACGGATGTCGCCAAGGGATTAAAAGGTATTGCCGACGCTTCATCAGGCGTTCAGGCAATAACGGGAATAGTTACCAAGACTATAATTGGTGCCTGGAGCGGCACGGCCGCGATTATTCTGAGGGCTGTTGAATATATGGTTTCAGGGCTCGACAGGGTTCTGACAAAGATGCGGCAGGCTGTCAATCTCGTTCCCTTTGTTGATATTCCTACACAGACAGGGCTTAATGATGGGCATGGCGCCCTTGACGTACAAAACCTGAGGAATGCCAGACGGAATGCTGAGCTTGATTTTGAAGGTCTGTTTCGCTCACCTGGGAATAATCAGGAAGCCAGAAAGGTTTTCGAAGAAAGTCGAAAGCTCTGGCATGAGCAAGCCAGGCAGCTTGAAGAATACAGGACGAAACAAAATAAAGAACAGGAAGAAAGCAAGTCCAGAGCAGCTGGTGAAAAAAGGCGGCGTGACCAAATATCAAAAGCCGCAAAAGAAGAAGCCGATAAAATAAATGATGTTGTCGAGGCCCTGAAGTTTCGCAATGTGCAGATCCAGAGAAGCGCGAAAGATCAGGATCTGTTTAACCAGCTTCAGCGCGCCGGTGTCGATCTGTACAGCATGGAAGGCCAGAATATCCGCCACCTGGTTGAAGAGTATCATAAACTCTCAGACGAACAGCTGCGCCTGAGTGAGAACGCCGAGATGGTAGGAAACTCGATCCGCGGTATCGGCACTGCGTTTCAGGATCTGCGGTCATTCGCCCTGAACACCATTGCTGACATTGCCGAAAGCCTGCTTCAACTTGGCGCCGGTGGATCGGCTACAGGGGGCATCGGCGGATTCGTGGCCAAAGGCCTGTTTGATGCTTTTTCGTCAGGCTCCGCACTGGGATCGTTTCAATCCGCTTCCCTGCGCGGTCTGACAAATTCCGCCCTGTTCGGGCCGGGTTTTGCCCAGGGCGGCATTGCAACAAAGCCGTCCATTTTCGGGGAAGCCGGGCCTGAAGCTGCGGTTCCCTTACCGGACGGACGCCGGATCCCTGTCGATCTGGGCGGAAGCATGAAGGGCGGCGGGGATACTTATTACATTGACGCCACCGGCGCTGATCCGGCGGCCATTGCCAGACTGGAACGGACAATCCGTGAGATCAACAATTCGATTGAGCCGCGGATCATCCGGACAACCCAGGACCGTTTTTCAAGAAACAACGATTTTCTGCGCCGCTAAATGAGCATTACATATCCTTTAAGCCTGCCTGCCAGTCCGAATTTCAAGGACATTACGCTCAGGAAAACCAGTGTGACAAGCGATCCGATGTCGCCCTATACGCTTGAATCCCAGGTTCAGGTTTATGACGGCCAGAGATGGGCCGCAGATCTGACCCTGCCGGTTTTAACCAATGCCCAGTCAGCGCAGTGGGAGGCGTTTCTGGCCAAACTGAACGGATATGAAGGAACGTTTTTGTTAGGAGATCCCGGCCGTACAACGCCGCGCGGGTCCGCGTCATCAACGCCCGGAACGCCGGTGGTGAACGGTTCCGTCACAGCGCGGAATAACAGTCTGAGTGTCAGCGGCCTGCCGGTTTTGACTGCCGGCTATCTGTTGACAGGCGATCTGATCCAGATTGAAAGCGGAGAAGATACGCGTTTGCATCAGGTTCTGGATCAGGTTGATACGGACAGTAACGGCGAAGCCACAATCACGATCTGGCCTGCTACCCGTAAAGCCTATAGCGGGGGTGAAACGATCACAGTCAGTGCCGCCAAAGGCCTTTTCAGGCTGGCCGAGTCTACACATGAGTATTTCAAGGAACCTGGAAACCCCACAACCGGGGCCCTGACACGTTTAAGTTTTTCCGCCGCCGAAGCTTTATAACATGCGCAATATTACGACTGATTTTAAAAACGCAGCCATCGCGGACGTTGTCTATCCCAGATGGTTTGCCGAAATGGAATTTGATTCCGGGACGCTTCGGCTCTGGACCGGCACGGGCGAGATTTCCTGGAACGGTGAAGACTGGACCGGGGCAGGCAGTCTTTTGAATATTTCCCTGCCGGAAGAAACGCAGGATCTGACTGCCGGATCATTGACCGGCACTCTGGTCAATGTTCCGGATATCCGTTCCCTGGCCCTGAATCAGGATTTTTCCGGCCGTCCGGTACGGGTCTGGCTGGCGCTTTTAAATGCGGATCATACCGTGATTTCAGATCCGGTTCAGGCCTTTTCCGGCAAGATGGATACCATGCCCGTCAATATGGATCCGCAAAAACCGGTTATTCAGCTTACGGCCGAGAGCGATCTTGCGCTTTTATCAAAGGCCTCGCTCCGGCGCTGTACGCACGAAGACCAGCAACTCGACTATCCGGGAGATATGTTTTTTGAATTCGTTGATCAAATGCAGGATCGCTCCATCCCCTGGGGCACAGATTAATCAAAGGCCAGATCATGACCCAACTGACAAAAGCCCCCCGCCTGGAAGACTGGGCGGAAAGGCTGGATGTTTTCTTTGCCGAGAACCTCACCCGCCCGTTTCAGCGCGGTCAATGGGATTGTGCCCTCTTTGCGGCCGAAGCTTACAAGGTGATGACAGCAGCAGATCCGGGTGAGATTTTTCGCGGGTTTTATGATGATGCCGGCGGGGCGCAGGATATCCTAACCGAAAACGGGTTCGGCTCCCTGGACCAGGTTGTGACGGATCTGTTAGGTCCGCCGCTTGAAAGCTGGCGCAAGGCGCAGCGCGGAGACGGTGTTTTATTCGAGACGTCTGAAGGCGAAGCCCTGGGCATTGTCGATCTGAGCGGAAAATATTTTATGGCGGTGACACAGGACGGTCTGACCCGTTTTCCGATCAGGGCGGCCAAGAAAGCCTGGAGAGTTTAACATGCCGGCAGCCATTCCTGCTATTGCTGCGGCTGCAACTGCCGCGGTATCCGGTACGACGATTTTCGGACTGGGTATTGCCGCCAGTTCGGCCTTAATCGGGGTTTCAAGTTTTGCCCTCAATACCCTTCAGGGATCGCTGCAGTCAAAGCCGAAATCAACCAATCTGGCCCCGTTTGCCGCCAAGTCGTCCAACCGGACCGTACAGATCCGGCAGCCGATCACTTACCGCCGGTATGTTTACGGGGAACTGAGATTATCCGGTCCCCTGATTTTCGGTGCCAGTACGCAAAGCAATAAATTTCTGCATCTGGTGATCCGGCTGGCCGATCATGAAGTCGAGGCCATCGATGAAGTCTGGCTGAATGATGACGTCATCCCGGATGATTATCTGGATGCAGATGGAAATGTCACGACAGGCAAATATGCCGGCCGGGTGCGGATCCGCAAACATCTGGGCGGAGACGGACAGACAGCCGATGACAAGCTGGTTCTGGAAGTGCCCGAATGGACGTCTGCACACCGGGGCCGCGGCGTTGCCTATATTTATGTCCGGCTTCAGTTTAACCGGAAAAAGTTTCCAACCGGCACGCCGAATATTTCGGCTGTGGTCCGGGGTAAAAAACTGTTTGATCCGCGGACCGGAAGCACGGTTTACAGCCCCAACCCGGCCCTGATGGTCAGGGACTGGTTCACGGACACGAAGCTGGGCCTGAAGGCGTCGACCGGATCCGTGGATGATGACGATATTACATCCGCGGCCAATACGGCCGAAGAAATTGTTACGACCCAGAACGCGGATACGGATGTTGACAGCGTCTCGGCGGGCGACGATACGCTGACACTGGATGGGGATCTTCTCACCCTGCAGCGCGGAGACCGCGTCCAGATTGTCACGACAGGCACCGCGCCCGGCGGCCTGGCCACATCAACAGATTATTATGTTATCCCCTGGCAGTGGGGTGGAACACCAAGAATAAAGCTAGCCACGTCTTTGGATAACGCGGTTGCCGGCACGGCAATTAATATCACCGGGTCCGGCACAGGCGACCATACAGTCCGCAAAACCGGAGAGCCCCGCTATTTCGCCGCCGGATCAAGCGATGCCGAAGAACTTCGCGGCGATGCGCTTCGCGATATCGCCTCAGGCATGGGCGGAGCCGTTATTCATACCGGCGGGACATGGTCGGTATCGGCCGCAAGCTATCAAAGCCCGTCTGAAACCATAGATGAAAGCACCGCGCGCAAGGCGATTACAGTCGATCCAAGGCGCACCCGCCTTGAAAGGTTTAATACGGTAAAAGGCGTGTATGTCAGTCCGCTGAACAGCTGGCAGCCAAGCGATTATCCGGCCTGGCAGAAAGCATCTTATGTCACGGCGGATAATAATGAAGTCCTGGAAACGGATCTGGATCTGCCCTATACGCCGCGGCCACATACGGCGCAAAGACTGGCCAGTATCGCGCTTGAAAAAAACAGGCGGGAAATCAGGGTGGATTACCCGTGCAAGCTTCATGCGCTTCAGTTTAAACCCACGGATACGCTTTATGTCGACAACACCGATGCCGGGTTTTCCAGCAAGGTTTTTGAAGTCGGCAACTGGCGTCTCAGTGTTGAAGATACCGGCGGCAAAGCCCCTGTCATCGGAGTTGATCTGGGTCTGAATGAAACGGACTCGGCTGTTTACAGCTGGTCATCTTCAGGTGAATCCGATGTGGCGCCGGCTCCGCGGACCAATCTGCCGAACGTATTTGATGTTGATGCGCCGGTCGGGCTAGCGGTCGATTCCATTCCGGTTGAAACCCTGGCCGGGGATACGACATTCCGCGTGGTTTTAAGTTGGGATGAACACCAGAATATCTTTGTTACCGAAGGCGGCAAGTTCGCCATTCAGTATAAGAAAAGCACAGACCTTACCTGGATCCCGGCAACCCCGGCTGACGGGGATGACACCCGCGCCGATGTGTTCACCGGCGAACTCGGGACGGTTTACGACATCCGGATCAAGGCGATCTCCAGACTTCTGGCGGATTCGGACTGGAACACGCTGAGCGGGTTTGTCGTCGGCACGGCTGGCGGTGTGTCCGCCACGCAGGACTGGGGAAGCTTCAGCGAAACCATCGGCACCACCCAGGACTGGGGAAGTTTCAGCGAAACCATCGGCACCACCCAGGACTGGGGCGGATTTACCTCTTAATCACACAGGCAAAATATGACAGCAACACAAACACAAATCCGGGGTGATACGGCCACGGCCATGGATCTTGTCGTCCTGGCCGCCAGGGAACTCGGGATCGATACCACCAACTGGCGTCTGCGGGTTGGTGACGGGTCCACGCAAGGCGGGCTGATCGTCCCTTTGGCCACAGATCTTCAGAAGCAAAGCTTTACTGCGGCGACAGCCGGCGGCACGGCCGATGCCCTGACGCTTGCGCTTGATCCGGTTCCGGCCGCCTGGACGACGAATATGACTTTGTCCTTCAAGGCAGCGTCTAACAATACCGGATCGGCCACCATTGCCATTACCGGTTTAACCGGCACCAAAACGCTGAAAAAGATCGTTTCCGGATCGATTACAGATCTGGAAGCCGATGATATCGTTCAGGACGGATGCTATATCGGCATTTATAACGGAACCGATGTCATCATCGTTGGCGGGATTACCGGCGGCGGCTTGCAAAGTGTTTCGCAGGACGATATAAACACATCGACAGGGACTTTTAGTGATAGCTTCAGCAACCCATATTGGAGCGGAAGCACCCAGGTGCTTTTCATACAAACTACCGGGATTAGTTTGCCCGGCGGGCAATATTCTTTAGGTATACAATCGGATTGTAATAATGCCACGGTCGGCGGATTCTGGTACGGGACAGACAACAACTCATATTCATCTGAAGCGGTTGCATGGTTTATTAATTCTTCGACAGGTGGCTCAGAAACAATACAGGGAAGGCAAAGATATATCACCTCATCACCGCCCTTTGATCTAGGTGATGGAGCAGCGGGCGGTTTTATCTTTTTAAAGCTTGATAAGCAAGGCAACGTCAAACGCAGCTATGCCGCCGATGTCCCGCCATGGGGTTATAACGGTCCGACCGATATCCGAGGTAAAGAATGCCCCGTCACCGGCAAGAAATTTCGCAAGGTTATCAAAAAACGATCTCTGGAAGAATTTATGGACGGGGCATCCATTGAATATGAATACCAGGAAATTACGCAGGCGATCAAAAACGCCGATATGGGATTGTTGCCCCATCCTTTTGGCCGGGTTTCCCCAGATGAAACCGTTGTCATGCTCGACCCGATGGATGAGCGTCTGGCCAAACTGATCAAATTGCAAAATGAGGACCCTGAGTATGATTTATCCCATATTCTTCATAGCGGGAAGATCTACACAGAAGATGAGCCGATGAAGCGTAAAGGTCCGCAAGGCGTCAAAATAACACCTCTCAGATATAAATATTCAGCGCGGTAAAGGGGGATAGAATTGTCTGATAAGAACGGGCAAAGAAAGCCATGGGTGCGCCTCAACCCGGATATCAATATCGGGGAACTGGTAACCATTACGATGATTATCGGGGCGATTGTCATCTGGGGATTGCGGCTCGAAGGACGTGTGGACTTAAACCAGAATCAGATCAACACGCTGAAAGAACTTCGGGCCGAAGACCAGTCAGAATTGCGCGCCCGGTTCGACCGGATTGAACGCCTGATCCTCGATCTTGGGAACAAGCTCGACCGCAAGGCCGATAAAGACTGATATGAATCTTTTACAGTTTCGCAATTACATTGTCCGTCCGTCTTTAACCCGGATCGGGGCCTGGTCTCTGGCGGCCGAACGTCTGGTTCTGGCCACGGCCCTGGCCGAAAGCCGTCTTGAATATATCGATCAGGTGGAATCGGCCCGGGGCGATCTTCTCCCCGGCCCGGCCGCCGGCGTGTTTCAAATGGAACGGGCTACACATGACGACATCTGGCAGCACTGGATTGCCTACCGGCCGCATATCGAACAAAGACTGCGCGGTCTGATCATGCGGGATATGGATCTGTTCGACCAGCTTCGCGGCAATCTGTTTTATGCCGCGGCGATGTGCCGGATTTTTTACTTACGCTTTGCCGAACCTTTGCCGGATGAAAATGATCTGCGCGCCATGGGGGAATACTGGAAACGGTATTACAACACCTATCTGGGGGCAGGGACGGTCGACGGCTTTGTCAGCAAAGCGGCGGCGGTGATGGAACTTAAAACTTAAAGGAGAAAGAAAATGTTTACGACTATCGACAAGGCGATTGTCGCCCTGATCGGGGCGATTGTCTATTTTCTGGCGGAATTTACGCCATTAGACCCCGGTTTTTTAAATGAAGAAACAGTCAAAAATATTGCCGCGGTTATAACGCCGGTTCTGGTCTGGCTCATTCCAAACAAGGAGAAAAAATAATGCCTTTATTACCGATTTTTGTTGCCTTATTTGGCATTGGAAATGCCGTCACACCCTGCACCACCGGCACGGTGTATGACGATTACTGCCGTCAGAATCAGGCGGTCATCGCACCGCTTGATCAGGGCTGGTATGACGCCAATACCAACGATTAACCACCTTATACGCGCAGCCTGAAAAATGGGTACTTTATGGACCATCGCCGGCGTCGTCGTGGCGGCCGCAGGCCTGGCTGCGCGTATCTTTTTCTATTTCAAGGGAAAGGAAGCCGAACGTGCCAGACAATATAAACAGACAAGCGAACAATATAAAAAAGAAGCGCAGCGTCTGGCCGGCCGTCCCCGCAGCCGCGATGATATTTCTCGCAGGCTGCACCGGTGGGCCGAGCGGGTTCGAAACCGTGAGGATGACACCTAGTGCCGACTTCCTTTTCTGTCTTAAAGACGAATTTGACCGCCGCCATTACGGGCAATGCACCGATCAGGCGGTGGCCGATTACATTATCCAGAACGCCCCCGAAGAGATTTTAAAAGGAGACTGAAAAAATGAGTGATATTCGTTTTGGCATCATTGCCAAAGGCGCGGTTTTGCCGCCTCAAGAACCGGTTAAAAGTGATGCCCGTGAAATAGAGGCCGTTATTGTCCGTGTTGATCCGGAAAACGGCTATGACCATGAAGGCACGGATGAACAGACTCCGCGGCCGTCCGAGCATGCTCTGGCTTTGGTGTCCTATCCGGGTGACATTCAAAAGCGCCACCAGTTTAAAACGGCCAAAGATCTTCTGACCAAGATCAGTGACTTTCTACAGCGACGGATCGGTTTTACCGATTTTCAGTTTGAGACCGTGCCCGATGTTATCAAACCAGGCACCACCATTAAAGCATTCAGGGAGACAGAATAATGACAATCAGCTACGCAGAAACCTTAAAAAATGCCCGGCTTGATGAAATCACATCGGCTATTGGCACAAGCGGCCTGCTCAGAATTTATTCCGGATCGGTTCCAACAGATGCGGATACCTCACTTGCCGGCAATACACTTCTGGCGGAACTGGCCCTGTCCAGTTCTTTTGCCGGATCTGCTTCCTCTGCCCAGCTGACGGCCAATTCGATCAGCGATGACAGTTCGGCCGATGACACCGGCACAGCCACATTTTTCCGGCTGGTGACGTCAGGCGGGACATCCAAGGTGCAGGGAAGCGTCGGGACGTCAGGGGAAGATCTGAACCTGAACACCGCCTCAATCGTTGCAGGCGCACAGGTCAGCGTTTCCTCTATGGTCATCACTGCCGGAAACTAAGCTGTCATGATTATACAGCCGACAACCTTAATCGGCGGATACATGCGATGCGGTACGTCTATGATGTGCTGGGCTTTGCGTGAAGGCGGTATGGATGTAGCTTTTGCGGAAGAGAGAGAAAAATTAAACCGCAGGACCAGTGACGCTCAGTACAAAACCAATAAGGGCGGATTGTATGAGTTGACGCAAAAAGATTATATGGAACCGGGCTTTCCAAAGCAGTTTGAAGGTAAGGTAATCAAGGTTCTCAATATCGGTATAGCTCATGTCTGTCCGGGTAATTATAACTGCATTATCATGCGCCGGGACTGGGAAGAGGTCCGTCAGTCTCTTAACGCTGCAAAACTTAGAAAGATGCCTTGCGGTGAAGAAGAGTTTCAACACCGAATGGATATTATTGTCGGCATAATGCAGCAACGTAAGGATGTCAGAGTAAAAGAGGTCTGGTATCGTGATGTTGTTGATGATCCGCTTGGTAAGTTCACAGAACTGGCGGAATGGGGGCTTCCAATAGACCCTGAAAAAGCCGCTTCTGTGGTTGATCCGAGGCTTTGCAGGTCAAGAAAAGAGATATTGGTTCCGGGCGCATGAGAGAGTTAATTGAAAAAAGAAAGATACGCTCCAAAACCTACTTGTTGGAGGATGGCCGCAAGAAAGTTGTGTGCCGCCCAACACCAATGCACTTTGTCAAAGACGATGTATTGGTTGATTATGATCTAACTCCACAGAAAGAAGGAAAAAAATGGGTCATACCTTCAGCGCAATATGAACTTGAAATACATGAGGACGGTACTTTCATTCTTTCTTTCAACGGGGAAGAATACAAGGTTTCTCCCGGATTTTCCATTGATATTTCAGACGTAGAATGTAGTGAACGGCACCTCACAATTAACGAGGCCATTCCGAATGTCGATCTAATCCTGCATATAGGTCATACTAAGATTGAGTGGTTTAAGCGAATAAAATCGCCGGATGTTGACACGCGCTTTGAATGGGACATTGAACAAGAAGAAAACTCAAAGTTCATTGTTAAGAAAGATGACGAAGCTATTGGCTGGGATGCTCACGGTAACAAGCTTAAGTTTGGGTTTGATACACTTACAGAAAGAAAAGAAAAGAATAAAATAAAGCGCAGGATTAAGGAACAGGCACCAAACCAGATGCTTCGTCCTCATTTTACTACGCGGGTTCTTGAGGATACACCTCTCAGTAAAATGAAATACCCCATTTTACTAGACGTTCCCGATGTTAGTGTTAGTGTGGAACACAGTTTGGACACTGTATATGTCAAGTTTGATTTTTTTGATAGCACAACAGTTCATATAGGCGGCTCTGTAATACGGGCGGGTGGATATTACGGTAATTACGGGGAGCAGGACCATCCTTTCTTCCGCTTTAGATCAGTGGGTGTTTCACAAGGCGCTTCAATATCTCTCGCTGAATTAAAGCTTGGACAAAAACGCAGTCCATTCGCGTCTGCTGCTCCTACTGGTATTACATGGTTTGGAATTGACGAGGCAGACACACCTGCGTCAAACGTTGGTACAAAACCATTTCTTCGGCCCAGAACGACCGCAACAGGTGATTTCAACACATCTGCGAGTAGCAGTTATGTGACAAACGCGCATGATGTAACTGACATCGTACAGGAAATTGTCGATCTTGGTAGTTTTGATACTGACAGCCCTATAGCATTTTTAGGTGTTGTGACAGGAACTGACACTGGTGGCTCTGTCCGATCCTCTCATTTTGCTGAGTACGGGCAAATGGGCGTTATTGACCCCACGCTTGAAATTACCTTGGGGGGTGGACCGGATCCCGTTTCAGGCACGTCAAGCTGGACAGAAAGTGATGACACATCTTCTGCCTCCGGGGCCCTTGAACTAACCGGGACGTCATCCTGGAGCGAAGGCGCAGACGCCGCCTCGGGCAGCGGGACGCTGATCTATACCGGATCCATAAGTTACACTGAATCGGATGACAGCGCATCGGCCTCAGGCACTCTGATCATCACCGGCAGTCTGTCGTCAACCGAACAGGATGACAGCGCGGCCGGGTCCGGTCTTCTGGAATTGACCGGCACGTCATCCTGGAGCGAAGGCGCAGACACATGCACGGCATCCGGCAATCATATCGAAGCGATTGCGGGGGCATCGTCCTGGACCGAAGCAGGCGATTCCATGAGTTCGGCCGCGGCCGAAGAAATGACCGGTGCCTCATCCTGGACAGAGGAACAGGATTACCTGTCATCAACAGGAACAGAAGAGATGACCGGCCCGGCCGCCTGGACAGAAGCCCTTGATCAGCTGGTCGCTGAAGGAAAGCTGGTCTATTCAGGATCCGGGGCCTGGACGGAAGACGGTGATACGATCGATGCTGCCGGCATCTCTGAAAACACAGGGACAGGCGCATGGTCTGAAAATGCGGACACATGCGGGGCAAGTGGATCTGTTACGCCGCCGGCCGTCAGCGGGACATCATCCTGGAACGAAGCGGATGACAGCTGCGTTGCGGCCGGTCAGTTCGGCAATATTGTCCAGGCGGCGGAACGGACCCTGTATGCCCGGACAAATGCCGACAGAACATTATATGCAAACACCAATAAAGACCGGGATCTGCATGTGAAAACCAATGCAGACCGGGATATTTACACAGGATAACAGGACATGAGCGACGACGTCATTGACCGTTTTGTAGCTGGGAGCAGCTTTACCCTGACGCTGACCCCCAAGGATGAGACGGGCGCGATTATTGATATAACCGGCGCCGATATCGAGTGGCAGTTGAAAAAGCGGCATAATGCGCCGGCGCTGATCACAAAAAGCACAGGCGGATCCGGCATCTCTATTTTAAATCCGGGGGAAAATAACACGTTTCGCATTACATGTGATCCGGCGGACAGTTCAGGTTTGCAAGGCCGGTATGTGCATGATTCCAAAGTCACGGTTTCTTCCGGACAGGTTTATTATCTTCGAAGCAGCGCAGACGACCCGGATGCCCCGGTTCTGTATTTCTATCCAGCTATTGTCAGTTAGGACGGGAGAAATTTTATGGGACTCGGAATTGGTCTTGATTACGCAAAAAATTTTATAAAAAGATTTGAACGGTTCTTTAAGGGGACAGAGACAGCCCTGTCATCGTTCAATGAAGATAATGAATCCGTAAGTGATGTGACCTGGTTCAACCATGTGGAAGGATGTTTTGTTCTGCGTTATAAAGCGCCGGCGGCTTTTTCAAATTACGATTATCTGATGGTGGCCCATGATGGAAGCTCATCTGACACTGTCGGTATGCGCGTAGATTCCAACGGCAATCTAAGAGGATTTGTCCGGGCAGGATCAGTAAACCAGCACAGTTCTCCAAACAGTGATGTTCAAATTGTAGAACAGACTCAGGTGGCCGGCTTTGCCTGGAAGTCCGGCGAAGCTTATGTTCTTTCCGGTGCCATGAAGGATGAACGTACGTACTCCGGAGATCCTGCAGGCATGAATGAGCTTCATTTTGCGGCCAGAAACGGCAATAATGACGCCTCTAATCTTACCGTATATGACGCAGAAGTGGGGGCTGTTTATCAGGATCCCTATTCCCTCTCCGCCCTAATGTACGAACCTGATGATATTCTTGTCGGCGGCGGCGGTCAGTCTTTAATGGTAGGCTATTTTGATTCACAGGAATCCAACGCGGAGTCTGGTAAGCAGACATTAAGATCCACGATAGGCGCAGAAATCGGTTCAAATACAGTTGTTTTTGCCAATGGGGCAACGGGCGGAAGTGCCGCAGCAAAGACGTCTGACGATACCAATTACTGGTGGGATAATGCGGCCAGTAAGCGTGGCACAGCGCTAAAAACATTTTATTCAAATTTCAGGGAAGTCGGCTTTCGCCCGAACATCATTTTATGGTCTCAGGGCGAACAGGATTCCGCCAATATTCCGTCTAACACAACACCGGCAGAATATAAACAGGCGTTATTATCGATCTTTCAGGACATCCGCGCAGAATATGGCGACATTCCCATTGTCATTCAAAAGATCGGCCGCCGTACAACGGGTTACAGTAATACGGGCGGATATCAGGCTGTGCGTGATGTTCAGAACGAATTGATCGCCGAATATGACTGGATCCATGATGGGGCAGAAACCTATGATCTTGGTCTTTATACCGGAGACAGCATGAATGTACACCTGACTGACACCGCATATGATGCGGCGGCGCAGAGAAATGCGCGAATTATCCTGGATCTTCTGGGGTACAATCTGATGGGGTCGGTTCATGGACCTGTCATCACTGACGCTGTCCGGGATGGTACGACGGTGACAGTCACAATAAGCCATGATGCCGGCAGTGATTTTACCCCCACATCCGCGATTACCGGATTTGTATTTCATGATGATGGAGCTTCGATCACGATAAATTCGGCAGTGCGGACGGATGCGACGACGATTACCCTAACACTCGATTCATTACCAAACGGTGTGGAAGTTCTATATTATATTTATGATAATGCAGATGTTAATATATCGAATATCGTTAAGGATAACTCTCCCCAGGCGTTACCTTTAAGACCGGCCAGAATTGCGCTTTAATCATCCTACGCCCCCTTGTCCTGTGGGGGTTAATCGTTTGCGGCCATAAACATGCACAACTCGCGTTCCATCCTGCTGTAACACAAGACCGTCTTTACCTTCTTTAGTCCGGTATGAGCCTATAACCGTGCCAGTGAAGTCGTCATAATCGGCACTAAAGCGCTGCCCTAATTCAGGGACATCCACGCTCTGCGGGGGTAGCTTCTTTCCATCCTCAACGCCTTTCATGTAGGCAATCGTCAGGTCGCAATCTTCACCCATCGGGCATTTATCAGCGCTCTGCAGGGCGGCCCTAACAGTCGTATATAGGTCAACTGCCTTTGGGTCATCGGTAAGCTTAAACAGTTCCTGCAAAGCCTTCTGCGCGTCATGTGTCATCTTTGGGTTCCTTTCTTCCTTGGGTTCCTAACTCATATCCGCGAATAAAAGCTGCAATCTCAGGTAACGTTTCGTACGCAACTTTTCCACGCGAACCCGGAACATTTTCTATACAATATGAGCAAGATAAAAATCCTAGCTGAAAGCCATTATTTTTTGCTTGCTCCTGTAATTCTAAAAACAGATTTATTAAATCCTTTTCGCTGATTCTCATCACTTCTCCCCCGTTCCGTTGAGGGCGGCTAAGTATGCTTCTGCGGCTTCAAAAATTATACAGCCAGCATCTTTCTGCGGACGGTCTTTATTCATTCCCACAAAGTTCTCATTCTCAGATTTAAACCAATCCATTGCCCGTTGATATTGCGGTCTATTTTTTTCCAGCGCGGCGTGTAACCCCTCCAACGCTTCGGATGGGGCCGGGCGGGTGTAAAAACGATCTGATAACTGTGTGATTTCAGTTTCCGCGCTGTAAATATCTTTTACGCCATATCTGCTTAGAATATCGCAAATTTCGTTCTGGTATTCTTCCGGCTTTAACTCCGGCATGTCGTCTGGTATGTCATCTGTCATTTTCATATCCTCAGCTAGTTTCTTCATGTTTTCTCTGCCTTCTGGAAGTTCCAAAAATTTTCCAAAGTCCAATGACATAGCACCATTTCCAGATACAGTTATTGCCCCGTGGTCTATTGTTTTACGAAACAGGTCATCTGTCATCGGTTTTTTCCTTTCCTTTTCTTTCTTGGCGGCGTCAATCTCTACCAATATGGCTAAAGCGCATACTCCAATTGGGCCGCCTAAAATCATTGAAAAAAAGAACCAATCGCCAATATCCATGCTTTATTACTCAACAAGCTGGTCAAAGTATTCTTGTTTTACAGATAGCCAGAGATCACTCATCCCTTACCCCCTCGCTTAGCCTCTGTGAGTCATTGCTTCCCCACGCTTCAATCATCTTGTGTAATTTATAAGCATCATCAAGGCATAAGTTTGAGCAATCAAAGCCTTGCGGATAACTGTAAAAACCCTCTGTGCCGTTATCGTTTTCTGTATAGTTCCATCCCGCTTTAAAAAGTTCGCAATGTTTTGCGCCTCTGAGAACTTGCTGACCTTGTTCTTCTGTTATTTCAATATGCGGTTTACTCATCTCCGGCTCCTGTGTTTGAACTGTTCGGAATTTCCGAATAGTTGGACTCCACGGCTTTAATGAGTTTTGACAGGGCGGGGCGGGTATGTCCGGCGACTTCAATAAATGCAAGTATTTTTTGTGCGGCATCTTGTCCTTGTCCCCATTTTCCGCTACCCCAATAAGGTACTTCTAAACAAGTTCTGTTGTATAGAGGAAGATTTGAAGGCTCTTTATAGACAAGCCTACAATACCTGACCTTTTTTATTTCGTTCATATGGGGAAAATACTTCCCCGCCTCATCCAGCTTAACCAGCTCCGGCAAGGCTTCTTCTAAGGCTGCGGCTATGCGTAGGGCTTGCCTGCAAGTATATAAATGATCGCCTTGTTTAAGCTTTGAGACATCATAAGTCCGGTCAAACCATTCCAAAGTGCTTTCATACTGGGTCATCTGTTTCCTTTCCACTGGTAAATATAGCCGCTAAATGGCAGGCCGTATTGATCTTCAAAAAACCGGACAAAGTCTTCCACGTTCTTAAAGCCTTCAATTTCGTGCAGGCAAAGACCATTCCAGCCAAGTTCTAAATCGCCCCATATTTCCCGTATTGACCAGTAGGGCGCACCCGCTTTGTTTCGATTAATCAGTATAGACCCTGCCCCCGTGCATACATCTTCCCTGAGCTTCCGGCAGTTCTTTGTCCGCATTCCTGTGTAAAGCTGGACATTATCTCCGGGTTTGCATCTGATCTTTTCGCGAATCGTCGAGAATTTGCGGCCTGTTTCCACATCGTCGGCAAACTGTTTTTTGAAGTTAAAAGCTACCATCACTCGCCTTCCTCAAACTCTGCGGTTTCGGATAAAACTTCAATTAACCTTCCAAACGAAGAACCTGTAGCCATATCCTGACTATAACGAGATGTATAATCTTCTATCGCATCCCTAAGTTGTTTAATCGCCTTAGCTTGCCGATCATTCTCATTAACCAATTCAGTATTTAAATCATGCTGTCTTTCAAGGTCATGACTAACAGCATCATATTCGTCCAGCAGGGTTTCAACGTCCTCAATGGCAGGAGAGCAAGTAACTAAAAGCGTTACGGGGCCTTCTGCTTTCGTGGGTTTAACCGATTTACGCACACGCGCTATCGCTTCTTCAGTATTTGTCATGATTGTTCCGCCAGACGCTTCATGTCTTCAAGCGCTTCTTCATTAGTGCAGTAAAAGTCCGGTATTCTCTCTAATTCAGGATCACTTAACATGTAGATAATAGCGGCGGCGGCGGGTGTTCCGTGTACCCACTCAAGAACTTTCCCAGCTTCACCGGCCAAATGAACTACCCATCCAGCTCTACAATGCGTTGTATTACAGGTATGCCAATCTGACATATCAAGGGCGTTAGGCTGTGATGCGGCCTCATATACCACCTTATGAATGTCTTTGATTTTCAGGCATTCAGGAGCACCGCACAGGACAGCACCGCGCAGGACAGCACCGCGCAAATCAGCACCGCGCAGGACGGCCTTTAACGAAAGGCCACCACACATAATTTCGCCGGTAAATCTGTTTTTAATTGTTTCGTATTCCATTCACTTTCTCCTCTCATCATAATTTCTGGAAAGTCAGAATGCGGCCTGTTTCCACATCGTCGGCAAACTGTTTTTTGAAGTTAAAAGCTACCATCACTCGCCTTTCTTTCTTAATTTCCAAATTCCATCACATCATGAACAACTGTTCTGGTTTCTGTTTCAGTTACCTGATACTTTATCGTGGCTCTCCAACGACAATCCTTGGCTATATAACCAATCCTGCTTATCGCTTCTTCAGGGTGTGTCATTGTGCTGCCTCATATGTGGCTTTAAAAATATCAGGCTTACAGGGATAATATTCACCCTTCACACCCTTAATTATATAGTCACCCGGCTGAGCTAGCATTGTCCCCTCAAGGGTATGAATTAGGACACCCTCATTTGAACTTTCCCATTCTTCACAATCTTTCATAAAATCTGCGAGGCCATCATTGTGAGCATGAGCTTCTGCCGAACGTAATTCATCCGGGTCTTCCAATAGCCAAGCATGAATAACAACTGGTTTTTTCCTGTATTTCATTCACTTTCTCCTCTGGGCTAAGGTTTTCCAAATAAAAGCTATTAAAAGCGGTACGATGAAGGGAATTAAAGCTATGCCGTTAGTTTTATAAACAAGACATGCAAGCATGAAGCATGTAAACGCAAAGGTGATTAAAAAAACCGTGGCAAAAAAATATCCAAAAAACGGCCAGTTCGGATAATCAGTCTCTTCCAAAAATTCCCTAATAATCATTCACTTTCTCCTTTCAAAAATTAGCGGGGCTGGCAGATAGCCATTAATGACAAGTGCTTCATACGAAGCCTTTATCAAAACCCCTTCCCGCTGGCACTGCTTCCCGCTCGGGTTTGCCCAAACGGCAGCGGAAACTTGTTCTTTGGGGCTGGCAGGGCTTATGGTATCGCCATCCTGCCTGCATCCGTTGGCTAAACGGCAACAGCCCCTTCCCGTTACCGGGAAACTTAAGTGCTGGCCCCTCTTCAGCTTGCGTGGGTTCCGGCCCGAGTATTTTTGACCTGCTGCCCAACCAGCACCTTCCCTTGCGGGAAATAAAAAGGGCAGCGCTCTTTGGTTCATTTGAACGAACTTGCCCTTGTGTTCTTTGTTTGTATTCGTATAAAACGGCCTGTATTGGCTTATGGTTTGGCGGATTACTGCCCGTTGGCGAGTGGGCTTTAGTCCTCCGGAGGCGAAGGTCGTAGGTTCGAATCCTACCGGGCGCGCCAGTAAAATCAATAACTTACCCTTCAAAAAGGCAGGGGTCTTTCTACCAAATGAACCAATCATGCTTCCAATATCCCCTCTAATGCGTCTGCGCACCCCATTAAATACTGAGGCGAGTAGCGGGCATAAACCCGCTCTGTGATGCGTGAATCCGTGTGGCCCAGGTACTGGGCAATCTCAGACATAGGGCGCCCGGCTTCTGCCAGCCATACAGCGGCGGTGTGCCTTAAGACATGCGGTGAGACACCTTCCAGTCCGGCCCGTTTAACGGCACCTGCGAACCCTTTCTTAATATCCAGAACATTTCCGCCGGCATACTCAATCACATACTCGCATGTCCTGTTTTCATAGGCGAAAGCAAGCTCTGCATGTAATAAGTTGCCTATCGGTACAGTCGCCCTTCCTTTTCTGCCGTGCTGATCTTGTGTGGCTAACCTGATAATCCGTCTTTCGAAATCAACCCGGTCCCATGTCAGCTCTAATAAAGCGGTCTTCCTTCCTGCCGTGTAAATCGCCAGTTGAATGAACATCTTTATATGCCCGTCACTGGCGTCCAGTAGCTTCTTATACTCTTCACGGGTTAAATAACGCTCTTTCGGGGCAGGGGCCGGGGGAAGCTCCCATTGACCAGCGCCTTTTTGCCACCAGTTTACACAGGCTCTCGCCTGTCCAAGCTCCCTGCGAATGGTGCCGTTAGAAATCCCCTGGGCTTGCCTTTTGATAATATACCCCCGGCAAAGTAAACGATTGATCTGATCAGGCCGCACATTGCCAAAATGCGGCAATATGTGCCTTTCAGATGTTGTCGCTCTTTGAACCTGCGTATTCATTTTATCCTCTTTCCAAGCATCCCAGACTTCCCTAAAAGTCGTTTTAGGGGCTTCTAGTTGCCGGACAGCCTCGTGAAAGTTTCGTTCGGCAGTATTACGACATTTTGTCTTGAGTGACTGACGCTTGGTTTTCTTGTCCTCTGTCCAGACGATATACCATGACTTTCGGTAGAGTTTTGCTTTGTATTTTCCGTGCTGCATATCTCTAATTCTCCATTTTCGACCTTAAGGACAATATCTTTACGGATTCTGTATCCGGTTCCAAGCTTAAAGCAGGGTATTTTTTCCTGAACACACAGAAGTCTTATGTATTCTCTGGAGCAATCCCAGCGCTCAGAGAGCATTTTGATTGTGAAATTTGGTGGCATATCGTTAAGCATTATTGCTCCTTTGGTTTATTTGAATTTCCACTTTTCCGTAGAGAGTTTCCTCAACTATAGATGTGTGAACACTTAATGCTCTTGCCGAAATGTGTCCTTCCAGATCTTTTCCATCATCGTCATAAAATTTTGTATCTGAAGCTCTGGGTCCTAGCGTTATTTTCATAGTCTCTTCTCGCTTTCTTCCAGAAAGTTTAAGGCTTTGACGATTTTCTTGGCGCGGGCAATTTTGGTGGCGCTGTTTCCAAAAATAGTGGCCGCCCTTTTTCCTTGTGGAGTGATGAGGTAAACAAATCCCGTGTTCGGAACTCCTTCATAAGTCCATTGCGGCATATCACTCATGACTTTGCTCCGTTCTGCTGGCTGGTACCAAGAGGGGTGGCTGAAAAATCCTCCACCCCGATGGCCGCCCGGTACAGGCTTTCAAGTTCTTCCTCTTCCCGCCGTTTATCCGCGCGCTCAGAGAGCATTTTGATTGTGAAATTTGGTGGCATATCGTTAAGCATTATTGCTCCTTTGGTTTACTATCAACCCGGTTCGCCGCTTGCCTGGCGTTTTTTTGCAATCAAGTATCCTTCGTTGTCAGGTTGATTTTCATATTCTCTTGTCCAGAAAAAAGGGAATTTTTCCCCGTAGGGGAAGCTGCGGCCTGAAAGAAACGGCGGTAAAAGTCTGCCTATACGATATTTATAAGGACCTGTATAAGTGACGATATATCCGCTGCCCCAATTATAAATGCTATTCGCAGGGCATCCATATCCAGCGCCGGCCACATCAGAATTTTCACCATAAGGATAATGAATAAAATACTGTCCTTTATGCATTTTTCTTATTCCATGTTTCCCATACGACTAGAGCGCCCGAGCTTATTTCTGAAATACTGGTAATTTTGTATAGTGTCATGCTTGATACAGGATCACTTATTTCACAATGTTTGTCGGGCCCTTTGGCGGCCAGGCCTGTGAATCCGTTGACTGTATGAGACCAGTAAATGCAACATCTGGCATCTTTTAGTGTTAGCTTTTCAGGTGCGCTCTCCGGATCTTCAATGTAACCAAAAAAGACACCCCTGTATTCTGTTGTGACAATGACCGGAATAAGAGAATGTGTCATGCATTTCCTCCGTTCTGCTGGCTGGTACCAAGAGGGGTGGCTGAAAAATCCTCCATCCCGATGGCCGCCCGGTACAGACTTTCAAGTTCTTCCTCTTCCCGCCGTTTGTCCGCGTCTATTTTTCGAAGCCTGACAATTTTTCTGATGATTTTCTTGTCAAAACCTGTGCTTTTGGCTTCGTAATAGACTTCCTTGATATCCTCACTGATACCTGATTTTTCCTCTTCCAGACGTTCGATCCGTTCAATAAAGCTGATCAGCCTTTTTCCGGCAATGCCCTGAACCTCTCTCGGCTCTCCAGAGTTATGACCGAGCCCGGCCATATCGGACAGACCTGTTTCTTCCTTGTCGTCATGCATCTGATTGTCCTTTCAGTTTGCGGCCGCGTTGATGGATGTACCGGATTGCGACCGCAGCCAGTTGCATCGCTTCCTCTTCGGTTTTCCAGACCTGGCTGTTCATCACCGCCTGCCAGAATTCATCCAGCTCATGTTTTAAAAAGGCATAGGCTTCATGGGCGGATTGAAAATCAGTCTGAAGGCCGTAATCCTGCGCCACCTGACTTTCAAGATCGCGGAAAATTTCGGCCAGAACCGGGTCGGTTATGACGATTGATGGTGTCATGCCCGCTTCTCCGCCAGACGGACCTGATCCGGGGACCGGGCCAGCATCTGATAATTGTTCCAGACATGCACCGTCACAATCTGTTTGGTGTTCGGATCACAACCGAATCCGAAAATCACGCCTTCAACCAGCTCACCATTTTTGGCAATGACCACCTTGTCACCGCGTTTAAACTGTGTACGGGTCATCGGCGGGACCGGTATGGATGTCATATCCCGGCCGTAATCTATACCGACCCATGGCTCATGCGCGCTTGCAGGGCGGCATTTATGGATCGGAAACAAAACAATGTCCCCTTTTGCGTTCCTGGCGGTAACGGGTTTTCTGCCGCGGCACAGCCTGAACAGGTCCAGATCAATAATATTTTTGCTTAGCGGCCAATGCATAATTCGCCTCCCTGCTCCAGAATAAGGGTGCTGAGCCGTGTATGAGACTGTTCCAGAACGGTCCGTTCGGCCGGGGTCAGGCTTTCACTGTCCAGCATCAGATCCAGGTCGACGATCTGATCGGCCAGCTTCTGGACACGCTCGCGCAGGCCGCCGCGGGTGAAGTCAATTACGCGCGCCGGATTGGCCGGTATGTTTTGAGGGGTTTTCATGATGTCATCTCCTTGTGAATTAACAATGAGATGAATATTCACAAATCGTGAACAGTCTGTCAAATAAAAATTTCACATTTCGTGAACTTTTTATTTACACGGCTTCACATGTCAGTTTTTCCTGCCTGAAAAGCTGAAAGCCAAGCCTTTGATAAAAGGGAATGGAATTGACCCTGTTGCTGTCGCGTGTGTTGAGATAAACCGTGGCGGCCCGGGTGAAGATATCGCCCAGGACAAACTGAAGACACGGCCCGCCCAGACCCCTGCCTGTGTTTTCAGGGTAAAGGGCGAATTTGTGGATTTCGCGGCAAGGCCGGGGAAGACCGAAATCAGGGGCCAGGGTCACATAGCAAAACCCGGCTTCTTCCCGGCCCTGAAACAGATACAGATCTGATTTTTCGATCAAATCAACGGTTGCGGGCGACGGGTGCGCGTATTCCGGTCTTGACTGCCAGTTATCGCCGGCTTTTTTAAGCCGCGCAATAAAGCCGTCCCAGTCAGGATGCGCCTTTATCACCGTTATATCCGGCGGCAGAGCTTTTACCGGCCCCTGAAAAAAAGCCTGTTTATCCAGAAAAAGATGGCTTAACACCGTCATTGCGGCACCTTTGCGGCATCCCAGGCGAGATCAAAGAACACGCGCTGTGTTTTAACCAGTTTGGGGTTGGAAAATACGGAAATATCAACGCTGTCAGGGGTGAAGGCAAAAAAAGCCACCTTGTCGCCGTAAATATAAACCGTCTGGTCGGAAAATTTCCGCCTCGGGAACCACCTGTATTCCGCAAAACCGGCTGCGATAAACTGATTATCTCCTTCTTCCACTATAATCTTAAAAGTAAAGTTGTTCTTGATCCTGACCATTCTTCTGGAATGCATCTCATAAAATTCATCGCCCAGCCATTTCACCAGAAGATGCGGCACACCGTTAAATAAACAGATTTGTCCGCCAGAGGATTTGGCCGTTTCATAAACATCATCAAAAAACTGCTGTATGCCTGCCCGGCCTTTATAGGACCTTTCGTCCTGCCTGAACTGGACCCCCTGATTGGGCAGAAAATCAATGCCGTTGCCTTCAAAAAAAGTCTGTAGCTTAAAGGCCGACTCGCCGCCGGGGACAGCGGCGCCGCCTTTTTCTATGTTATAGATGGTGTTTTTTGAAATGCCCGTGCTTTCAGCAACCTGGGGCTGGCTTAAATCCAGCAACGCGCGGGCGGCCCTGACCTGATTTCCTGTGATCATATAACAGTCCTTTGTTCTTTTATCACATCACATGTTTTTGTGATTTTTTTCTTTCTTTAACCATTCATTAAGGATTTGTCCAGTATAAAACGCGGCATTGAGTAAAATAAAACTGTGTGGGGATACTATGTCAAAAGAAGTTACAGAAGCGGTCGAGGACCTGAAAAAGGCATTGGCGGCCAATATCAACTGGGAAGTAAATTATGTGGATGTGAAACATCTTAATGACCTAACCTTTGAGTACCGGGCCAAGGTTCTGAAATATATTCATGCTTACCGGATATGGAAACAACACTATGAAGCCCAGAGAGATATCAGGGCGGTCATTTACGGTACCCTTGAGGGCGAATTTATTCGGCGCAAGCTGGAAGAAGCCTTGAAAGTTTACAGGACAGTGCGCCGGGAAGCCTGGTTTTTAACGGATGTCTATATCAGCCAGTGTAAACGTTAATGACATTTCAGGATAAAACCGCTATAGGCTTTTTTGGTGCGTTCATAGCTGATCAGATTTTTGGACACATAAAGATCTGATGCGATCATGCCATTGCTGTTTTGCAGCTCAATCAGGGTCATAATATACATTCCCTGCATCTGAATGATTTCGGTCTTGTCTTTAAACTGGCGAAGCTGCACCGGCATTGCCCGGTTTTCAAATTCAAACCCGGTCAAAATCGGATAGGTTTCTATTTTTTCAGTCAGGCATTGTGTAAGGTCCAGCATATCCGCCTTTGCCGTATGCTGAAAATCAGGACTGTCTTTTTTAAGTCCGGCCGGCGTCGTGGCGCAGGCGGCCAAAAACAAAAAAGCCATCGCATAGAGCAGCTTCATTTAATCCTCTTTGTGTTCATAACCCGGCTGGTTTTTTTCATGCAACGTCATGCTTTGGCGGTCTTCTGCCGGGTTAATCAGCTTAAATTCCTCAAGCTCAATCGTGCGCCAGACATTGTCTTTACCGTTTTCGGGTAAAGCATTATAGCGTGAAATCAGCTCCTGATCTTTATCGTCCGGTATCATTTTTGGGTCAACAAATAAATACCATTCAGGGATTCTAAGTTTTTCACTGATAAGGCTAATCCATTTGGCATGATATTTTCTCTCACCGCTCAAAAGCATGCTTACCTGACCTTTTGAACAATTTAATATTTCTGCAAGAGCTTCCTGTGTGAGCCCCGCATCCTCCATTATTTCCTTTAATCTCCAAGCCATTTTTCTATGTTTCACAGTTCAAAGTTTATCGCCATACACATAATGTGAACTTTTTTCTTGACCTTTTGTTTACGTTTTGTGAACATACGGCCATGAAGCTAGTAGAAAAAATTAAGTTTTGGCGGATTTCTCGCGTTAACCTCTCGCAGGAGAAAGCCGGAAATGTATTGGGCTTGGGAAAAACCTACATTTCTATGCTTGAAAACGGAGAGCGTGAAATCTCCAAGGCCGTTTTTCAAAAATATATGGACGCGGATCCGGAGTTTTTCCGGCCGGAAGATTTCTTCCAGCCGGCGGCGGCCGCGTCTGAATGACGATACAAAAAAAATTTTCGTGAAATCACAAAAAGAATTTGTGGAGGATATAATTTGATGGAGCCAGGGACGATCACATTCCGAAACCATCTGAAACAGACTTTTCCGATGCAACCGGGAGAACGCATGGCGCCGTATCTTCGGCGCCTCGCCCGGGCCAGACGCATCGACCCCGCGCGTCTCACTACGCTGTATTACGGACACTCGCATTACCATGTGACTTTCCGCGATGCGCATGAACGCGCTCTTTTCTTTTCCCCGCCATCCGGGGACCAACTCCAGAGACTCGCCCAGGAACGGGAAGCCCACAGCGACGACCTGACCCAAATCAAGAAGGAGATCAAACATGAAATCATGCAGGACGTGGTCCGAAAATTTAGCGCGGCTTTGCTGGAGCTGGCTTCTGATCAAAATCGCTGAGTTTTACGACCGGCGCGCCGAAAACACATTCAACCGTTATCTGCGCCTGCATGACCGGTCCATCCGCTTCAAGCGCCTGGCCGGTTCCGGTTATGAACCGCAAGGCACCCTGTTTTAAATCCAAACCGTGTGAGGGGACATGACATTTCTAAACGGTCTGAAAGAGTACGCGCCGAAACCGGTGATGCCGGTGAATAAAAACGGCGGGCTTTTTTTTAAATCCACAGCCGGGTTTATCTTCTGGATGTGCCGGGTGCAGGGCCTGACAGAGCAAGGCCGCCCGCGAGACGTTACCCGGACAGATACCCGGATTATCAAATCTTTTATTCAGCTTATGGGCCGCCTGCATGACCGCGGGGATCTGTTGACGGATCATCTTCTGATTCTGCGCAAGTACGGCGCGCTGCAAAGGCCCCCAAATCCCTGTCTGCCGCCCGAGGAAATGGCCTGGACAATCTGGTCGGACGCGCTGCAGGTCCTGTACCCCTATCTGGAAAAGGCCGGTTATATCCGGCCGCGTGAACACAGGCCCTGTTTGCGCGCCATGAGAACAAGGGGGCATGCATGAAAATTCCATCCGGCCAGTATGGCGTCATTTATGCCGATCCGCCCTGGCGTTACAAAATGTACGGCGATGGCGGATATCAAAAAAGTCCGCAGGCGCATTATCCGTGCATGAGCCATAAAGATCTTCTGGATCTGCGCGATCAGGTTCTGTTCGCAGCCGCCCCGGATTCGGTCCTGATTATGTGGACGCTGTTTTCCGCCGATAGTGAGCGCGATTTTCTGCTTGAGGCGATTGAGCTGATGACTGCCTGGGGATTTACCCGCAAGACCGGCGGTCCGTGGATCAAGCTGGCCGGGAACGGCAATCCGGCCATGGGCACCGGCTATATCTTACGCGGCGCGGCGGAACTGTTCCTGATCGGGACGCATGGTAACCCCAGAATTAAAAATCGCGGCACCCGCAACCTGCTTTTAACCGGAGACTGGCCGCAAAAACCGGAAGACATCAGCGAGATTATCGTCAATACCCTGCGCCGTGAGCATTCGCGCAAACCCGATGAAATGATCCCGCTGATCGAAAATCTGTTTGAAGGACCGTATCTGGAACTGTTCGGCCGGACGCAGCGGCCGGGATGGACCGTCGCCGGTAATGAAACCGATAAATTTGGAGACAGCGCATGAAATGTTTTTTTGAAGCCGTCATGGATGGCGTGGTCATCGGTATGAGCATCACATTGACGCTTTTCGTTATGAGTTTTTTTGAAAAAAAGGAATGTGAAAATACCTATGGCGCACCTTGTCTTTTTATTGGCGATTACATTCCAGGCCGCACGGGTCAGAATTACAACTCGCCGCTGAGCGTTCCAGACAGGCTGGAAGAGCCGGAAGGTCAGGGCGTATGATTTCAGAGCAAAACGCTTCCGATCTGCCAACAAACCTGGAAGCCGAACAGGGGCTTCTCGGCACCCTGATGATCAATATCAAGGGATATGAAGAGATCGCCGGGATTTTAACCCGGGATCATTTTCACTGGCCGGTACATGGACGGATTTATGCCGCCATTGAACATTTTATCATCAAGGGGCAAAGCCCGACGCCCCTGGTGTTAAAAAATTACTTTCAGGGTGAGACAGAACTGGACGCCGCCGGCGGCGAAAAATATCTGGCGGCCATGGCGGCCGAAGCGCCGATGATCAACACCCCTTACGATTACGCCCGCAATATTATCGATATGGCGCAAAGGCGGGAAATGATCTATGCCGCCAACGCCCTGATCGATCAGGCCAAGACGCCGGATTACAAAATTTCAGCACGGCAGATTATCGAAGATACAGAAACGCGGCTTTATAACATCGCCGAATACGGCACGGACACGCGGCCCGGACTTGCCGCCGCGGACAGTGTCGATCAGACCATCAAGCTGATAGAAAAGATGCAGACCGGCGCTTTTCGCGGTGTACCAACCGGCATTGACCGGCTCGATGCGCATTTAACCGGGTTGCATGCCGGGGAAATGACCGTGGTCGCCGGACGGCCCGGTATGGGAAAAACGGTTTTTGCGATGACGGCCGCGCTCAATGCCGCGCAGGCTGGATATAATGTTGCGTTTTTCTCACTCGAAATGGCGCATGAGCTTTTATCCATGCGGATCCTTTCCAGGATGACCGGCATTCCGACCGGCGTGATGCGCCGCGAAGGGGCGCTTTATACCGACAGCTGGCCCAAGCTTCTGGAAGCCAGGTCCAGGCTGGCGGCCATGCCGCTTATTCTCGAAGACATGCCCGGTCTTGCACCGGGGCATGTCATGACCAGAGCGCGGCGGCATAAACGCAAGCGCGGGCTGGATATGATTATTATCGATTATTTGGGCCTCATGGAATCGCCGACTGATATCCCGAACCAGGCCGTTCGCATTTCAGAGATCACCAAGGCGGTTAAAAGTATTGCCCGGGAACTTAACGTGCCGGTCATGCTGCTTTGTCAGATTAACCGGGGCGTGGAATCGCGCGATGACAAGCGTCCGACTTTGGCCGATCTGCGTGATTCCGGATCCATCGAGCAGGATGCCGATAATGTCCTGTTTTTATACCGGGATGAATACTACCTGGCGAAGTTTCCGCCAAAACGCAAAGAGCGGGAAGACGATGCCCGGTTTAACGACCGGTATGCCGAATGGGAAGCGCGTCTTCAGGGATCAAGAGGTCAGGCCGATATTATCGTCGCCAAACAGCGCATGGGCGCGGAAGGCACGATTACAACAGGATTTAATGCCAACAGGCAGGAATTTTTTAATCTTTAACACCTAAAACCAAAAGGAGAAGCCAAAATGAGCCGAACAGCCCCTTTATTTGATCCGATGTCTTTGATTTCGGATCTGACCATCGTCACCCTGTCCAATGCCGCGCAGCTGTTTTTTTATAAGCTGTGTATGATTGCCAATGATGCAGGCGGCTATGTCATGCATAACGGCCGCGCCCTGACAGGGCGTGAATTGGCGCAGTTTTTACGTCTTCGCGATGAGGACATGCCGGCGCTCTGGGATGAAATTTCGTCTTTGGTCGGGCAGGATGAAAACGGGATATTTGTCCATGACATGAAGGCGCGGCAGGAGCTTCGCGACAAGCGCAGGGCGGCCGGGAAAAAAGGCGGAAATCCGCGGCTGATTAAATTGAAAAACCATGTGCAAAAGGATTTGCTTAAGCAAAAAGAAAACCAGCCGGAAACGGGCTCTCACCAACGCGTTTCAGGAAAGGCGCAAAAAGAAAAAAGAACCAAAAAAGAAAAATATAATAATAATAATATATTTTATTTATATAACCCTCAGTCGGCAGAGCCGCATAACGGCTATCACGCCGACAGGCTGAACGCCGAGATCCCGGAATTCGAAAAGCAGTGGTGCTATGCCGGCAAGGTGATCAAGCTCCGGCGCGGCGAGTATGCGGAGCTTCAGCGCCAGTGCCCGTGGATTTCAAGCTTGGATGACGTTCTCGACCGGCAGGATGACTGGCTGGATGAACAGGATGGAAAAACGCAGCAAGCCTGGCGTTTTGTGACGGCCGCTTTCCTGCGCAAGGTCAACGCCCAGGCCAAGTCGGAACAGTCTGCCGATGACGGCTATGCAGAGGCGGCGTAGCCATGGTGATCACGGGATGGAAAATTTTATTCGGCGGCGGTGTTTCCGCCCGTCACGAAATCACCCTTCTGACCTGGCCGCATGCCTGGCAGTCGGCGTTCGGGACCTCGACAATCCGGCAGGAAACAAGCGCTCAAAAACAGCGGTTTGATATTCCTGAAGCCAACGATTACGTGATTGATCCGCGCTATGCCGTGCCTGTTTCCAGATGGGGTCAGGAAGGCCCGGCGGTCCGGCGGGAAGGGGATCGCACCACCGTCATTGCCGATGACGGTGAAGAGGTTGATGTTCTTCGGGTTCGCGGGGGTTTGGCCAGATTGTATGCACAAGGGACAATCAACGATGAAATGCTGGCGGCCGGTGTTGACTTTCAGGCTCATTTTGCCATTTGCGGATATGATCGTCTGAAGACAACCGATTACAGCGGCGCACCTGGCGGCGGGCTGAGTACCGAAGACCGTATGACCCGAACGGTCAGATCCAGAAAGATTGTTGAAAGCTATCTCACTTCGCTTGGCGGTGTGCATACAGCTCAGGGGCTGGCAGCGTGGTGGATAGTAGGACATGGTGCCGGATTGATGGACATGTCAAAGGATGATGAAAAGAACCAGAATATCCCTGGCTCAAAGGATCGTGCTTTCTGGCGCGGGACGCTCGTGGTCACGCTTGGCATGATGGCGATCCATCATCGTGGTCGCCAGAAGCGAGAGAAACAGGCGATTCGCGTCCAAAAACGTTTTGACGATGATGTTTTTTCTTGTGCAGGAGAGTCTGCAAGGCGCAGAAAACAGCCATAGTAAAAAAAGAAGTTGACGAGTGACGTCAATTAATGAGAGATTTTTGCCATGGTCGATAACTGTGTCTGAGTTGGAAGGGTTAGATACAGGCTGTTGATCAGACAATAACTCCGCCGGGTTCGTCCTGCCGGGGTTTTTTTGTGGTTTATTCATAGAACCTCCTTCGTTAAGTGAAAGCCCACAGGACGGGTGCGGTTCTTCCTTC